CAAGCCCTTATGGCAAAACATAGTTCTTCACCAAAGAAACTAATCTCTGGATCATATGGAACTTCTTGTATAAGTTCTCCTTTAGAAAATACAAAGCCTGCCAAGATAGTTGTTGATTGCTCTGGAAGATTTTTATTTGTTAACTTAACTCTTTCTGCCGTCCACTCACCACGTTTTGTAAGCATTGGCTTTTGCTTTGTAGCATATGGCAGTTGTGTTTTAGAGTTCTTTATGATGCTAATTGTTTTATCGGGCTCTACATAAAATGGAGGAGGAAAGTAAGAAAGAATTATTTTGTTATTCTTTGATATCTCTTGTGCTTTTTTATATTGATCAATACACAGTTGATCCCAATTCTTTTCAAATATTGTATGTGAATCAATTTGTAAGAAGTAGTCTTGTCCAGAGTACATTGGAATAATTTGTGCTCTTGCATACCCTGCACCCCTTGCCATCTTGGGATGTATAGTATTTAGCGTAAGGTTTGGAACCCAAGATAAATCTGGTGCAAACCTTTCAAACTCTTGAAGCATTACACCAAAATGTAAATCTTGTGGGTTTGCTGCATTATCCAGAGCAGAATGAATAGTTCTTTCTAATTCTGGATCTCTATAACTTGCAATTGATATAAAGATAGTCACTGTTTAACCGCTTCTCTAGTGACTAAAACAATAGCCCCTTCCATTTCAAGAGCATTTTTAAGTGCTAACACATACTGCAATGCCTGTATCTTGTCATCATGAACAAGTCCAGCAAAGTGCTTTTCATCTAACTTAATAGTAAGAAAATGTTCATTATCAATTATGTTTACACCAAATCCTTTTGGCGGTATAACTGAATGAAAAGCCCTACGCATTGCATCTGTATACACTATTTTCTACCCCATTTAACTTTATTCCATCCACGCTCATGAAAATAATAAAGAATAGTTTTTGTCAATACCTCAAAACTTGCAATTGCGCCAGCGGTGACTGGCTCCTTAGTTATAAACCAAGAAAGCAAAAAGGTATCTGCTGTACCAATTACACGCCATGTTATTGCTTTTGTTGCAGATCTTTGCTTAGTAACGTTCATGAAGGCCACTCCATATTTTTTGTACTAATCTTATCTACTATTTTAGATACCCATTTCTTTACGTTTTTGAGTAGCCGATATAGCATGAATGTCTGCCCCCAAATCTACTTGCTCAATCTTATATCCTACATCACGACCATAAACAATGTTGGTTATGTTAGGAAGTCTTAATACTAATGCACCATCCATAAATTCATCCTTGGCAATATATTCTTTTACCTGATCAAACTTAAGTGGATCTTTTTCACTTGTGTTGTAGGTATTACGAACTCCAAGAAGCACCTGCTCTGTTCTTTTGCCAGCCTCTTTATAAAGTGCGTGGTGCCCTTCGTGCCAAGGCTGATACCTGCCAAGCATAAGCGTTGTAGGTGCAGACCAATCATGTAATCCAAACTTCTCAATAATATAAGATGATTTTGCTTCAGTATCTAAGTTATGACTAATAAATGATACATCTGCATTGTCTGGACGTTCAAACATTTTGTTTGTATCTTCAAAGCGACCCTCGGCAATTGTATCCATGAATACCAAAATATCTGGCTTACCAAATGCAGCACGAGTTAGTTCAGTTGGACAAACAAAGTCCACGATTACTGGTGCTACGCCTTGTTTAGAGATAAGTCTTGCCATCTCTCCCATACGTCTTGCCTGCTCAATTCTATCTTCAGGAGCAAATCCCAAATCAGAGTTTACTGTTGCACGTACCTCATCTGCATTAAGATGAATAGCGTTGATGCGCTCCTTTAATGCTTTTGCCAATTCTGTTTTTCCAGAACCTGGCAATCCTATAATTTGAATAATCATACTTCTTCTCTTTTCCAATGTAAAAATGATTTAATGTAAACAGCAGTATATGCAAGAGCAGCAAATATAAAACCATACTGCTCAGTGGTAACTGCGTAGATGATCCACAAACATTCGTTAAATATAAGCCATAGCCATGCCCATTTCTTTTTGCGACCTACAAAGTAGATTCCTGCTACACCTATTACTGCTAATATCCATGACCACATATTACTGCTCCATTGTTAGTGATTGCCAAGTCAAAGACCATTCTTGCTTTGATCTATGATTACTAAACTCTCTTGAGATTTCTCCACCTTCTAGGTAGATACCGCCCCAAACTCCCCACTCTTTACCAGATACACCAACTGCAAAGCATGTCTTTGCTACTGGGCATGTTCTACAAAGTGAGTCAACAAAGGCTCTACTTTCTGGCTTTTCTTCATATTCATCAAAGAATATATTTGTGTCAGAACCTAAACATTCTGCAGCATCTTTCCATAGATGTTGTTTCATGTTTAGCCCCTATATCTGTTTGGAATATCCCATCCGTTACGAGTGACCTTATAAACTCTTTGCATATACCAAAGACCCTTTACTCTCACACCATTAACGGCAGTACGTGCGGAATCAGATCTTTTTAGATCTACAACATCCCATCCAATCCAAGAAAGATTGTTGTTACTCTTTACAATCTTTTCCATCTTTTCTAAACTTGTTACAATCATACTTTCCCCCTAGTATCTAAAAATTCCAACTTCGATATTTTCTAATTCAGCCTTAGCAACCAACTTTGATGGTGTTTGCTTTGGGTTACACAAGAATGCAAAATAATTTACATGCATCATGTTTTCTTCAACCCATTGGCCAGGAACCTTATAGTATTTAATTTTCTTTCCTCTTGCCTTCATGCCACGCTCTGAAAGATTTGAGAACTCAGAAACCATAGCATTAATTTTTACAGGACCAACAGAGTAAATTGCAAACTCTTGATCTTCATCTTTCATGCCAGATAGAGCAACACCCATAGCACGAATAAAGACACTGTAGTCGTTAAACTCATTCGTTCCCTGTACTACCACTATCATCGTTTTTTCCTTTTCGTAAGTTATCTAATATAAAAAGCATCTTATCCATATCTTTCTTAGACATGGTTGAAACATTAACTGGCTCTGTAGTATGTTCTACTATGTCACCACTTCTTGTTTCTGCAGAATAAAATATATTATCTTTTATCCAGTAAGCCTTGCTATCTATCACAATAATTTTTATCATTGTGCTGGCAGCATGTTTTACTGATTGAGACTCAATTTCTTTTTTACTATTTAATTTTTGCGGCATAAGATTCATCATAGTTTGATGCATGTCACTTTGTCTATACTTGACATTACTCAAATTCTTTAAAGCCTTATACCTGCTTAATTCAATTATAGACCAAGACAGGACTAATGTCAAGCCGATGGCTAAAACATATTCCATTTTATCTATTATTCAGATTTTGTTTTGTTTATTTTTGTAGCAGGAACTGGTGCAGATTGCATCATAACTAATCTATTTAACTTAAGTTGTGATTGCAATAACTGAAACTCCAGATCAGATGCCTTTTGTCTATAGAAGTTAACTAATTGTTTTACTTCTTCAATCCCCATGTCTTCCATACTCTACCCTTTTCTAAAACTAAATGGACTATTAGCCCATACTTTGTTTGTTTTTTCTCTTTCTACAATTGCACGACTCCATGAGAACCCTGCGTCTCCACCCCACGCATCCCACATAATTCTTCCATTAGATGGAAACTCTGGGCCATCAAAGAAACCTTTACCTTTTTTGTCTACTTCATGACGAGAAAAAAATGAATACATTCTTTTAACTGTATCAAGAGACATAGAAGCACCATTAACAATGTCTGTTGCTCTACCCCAACCTACTGGAGTACCAGCACCAGTTGCTTTACCATCTTCTTTCCACTTCAAGGCACGTCTTGCTGCAGCCTTCATACCCGCATTAGGTGAATATGTATCTGCCATTACTTATCCTTCTTTGGATGTTTAACTTCATATGGACCAAGAATAGATTTAACTGTACCGTTTTTATTCATACGAACAATCATTCCATCTTTTATCTGTGTTGCATTAAATGATTTTGCTTTTTTCTTTGGCATTACTTTACAAATGGATTTAGATCAAAGATTGATCCACTCCATTGCCCCACACCCTTTGTTGCTTTATTGCGCCAATCTTCAGGAAGCATATCCATCATTCCTAGTGCTCTTGCACGTCGAACAATATGTTCTTTTGCAGCAGCATAGTTTGATGCACGACCTACAGACTGAATTGCATTTTGTAGGTCTCCACCATTTGCAATTGGGAATGAGCCGTCTGACATTGCCATTCCTGATGCAGCCATATCTCTACGTGCATCCATTGAGTAATCTCTCTTGTCCATATTTTCTCCCTTATAAGTACCACCACGACGCTTATATTCCTGAACTACCCAGCCATTTGCAACGGCAGAAGGATAAACATCAAACTTATCTTTTGCTTCTCTAACAACTGCCTCATAAAGTCTTGGATTAGAAGGAGTAGATCCGCTTCTGCGTGGCTTGATCATGTCCTCATAATTTGGCTTTGCCTTATCCATATCTTCTGCATCTTCGTATGGAGCATTAGCCATTTCTCTTTTACCAATTGATGAATCATACATTGCCATCATTGTTTCTGAGTCCATCTCTTCTGATTCTTCTGTTTTTAATGGTGGAATTTTTACCATTAGTCCCATGCTACAAGCGCTATAAAGTCTTGTTGCTTCCCATGTTCCATCTTCTTCTTGTTCAAATAATTGAATTAATACCGCTGGATTTTCTGGTGTTGCTTGTAAAGCATACTCTGTTCCAGTGTTACCAAGCATTCCCTCATACATAACGTGTACAACTTGACCAATATGGAAGTCACCCTCTCCTCCATGTTCGGTCATAGCAAAATCACCTTCTACCAAAGAGGTAGCAGCCTTTCCTATATTGCCTTCACTTCTATTTATTGCATAAATCTGTGCAGCGGCTTCGGCTTTTGTAGCGTGGCAGCCCATTACTTCATTTGTTCCTTCTTTAAGGGCGGGGAACCCAGAACAACCGTATGAACCCTTTTCTCCGATATGATATGGCATAGTTAGATTATATCAGACTTCTCGCCTTTTAAGCAGGCGCTTTATCTCATTAAGATGCCACTGGTCATCCTTAGATAGTTTTGAAACCTCACCCAAGTCAAAAGCCTTTGCCCCAACAGTTATTACAGGGTCTTCCTGCATAAAATCAATCTCTAAATATCCCATTTCCCATAGTTTTAATACATTTTTATTTACATCACTGATGTGTTCTTTATATAGTTCTGGCATTAGGTCTTTAATCTTAGGGGTAAAAGCATATAAAAACTCACCATTGTCTGAGTCTAATCCAACAACTTCAAGACCACCATTTAGAAGAAGGTAGTCAATTGAATCTTGTTCTTCAGGTATCATATTTTTGCCATCAGGGTTGAAGATCATTTTGAATATTTTTTTCATAGTTTACAAATGCCTCTAGTTGCTCTCTTGTTTGTGCCCCAGTAGTTCTTTTAATTTCTGTACCGTTTTTAATTAATATAAACGTTGGAACAGAGCGGATCTCAAACTTTTTAGTAAGTTCCATCTCTGAATCAACATCAATCATTTGAAATTTAGTTACACTATCTTTATTCATTTCTTCAACAATTGGTTTTACTTTCTTACAAGGATTACACCAGTCTGCTGTAAAATATAAAACGTGTGACATTACTTGCCTGACTTTGCTCTTGCCTTTTTGAGTGCTTCAAAGTCTTTAACCTTTGTGTCTCCCATATAGCCCCAAGCATATCCATCATTAATCATCTTATCATTAAGTGATTCTGTATCTCCATTAACATATACCCAGCCAAGAATACGACCATACTTTTCTGATGAATCCATTTTTTCAGTCTTTATAACAACAGACTTTGCATCTTTAAGATATTTCTTTAAATATTCCTTAGACTCAAGACCAAGAGTTTTCTCAGCAAGATCTTTTGTGCGAGACTCAGGGGTATCAATACCAGCCAATCTAACACGAGATGCAAACAAAATATCAAACCCTAAATCAATAAGAACGTCAATGGTATCTCCATCTACTACGCCCTCTACTTTTCTTACATAGTATTCATACATATTATTTGTTCTTTCTTCTAAATACCGCTGATGCTCCAAAACCTTTAAAGCAATAAAACTCCCAGCCATCTACTGATTCATTATTTAAATAGTTTGAGAACATCATGTCTGCTCTGTTGCCTGGAGACACTGGAAACATCTTCTTTAAATCGCCACCCTTTTTATTGTGGCGGTTGATTCTTACAACCTTATATTCATACATTAGTAGGATTCTCCCTTGGCCCTATTCTCAATTAACTTATCTCTTTCATCAATAACAGTCAATGCAAAAGACATCATTTTTCTATATCCTTCAGGATTATCCATGATCTTATTATAGTGATGTCCACAGAACATTAATTCACCAGATAGTCCTGTTACCTTTACTAAGGCCTCTGCTGCACATGAATCACAGCGATCAGTTGCTTTTAGTACCCACTCTTTTGCTACAATCTCTTCTGTAATCATTGTATTCATAGTATACCCCTACTTTCTATTATCAGTTGAATAAAACCCTGTACCGTTAAAAACTGCCGTTATATTAGAGTATACACGTTCCAGCGGTAGAGTGCAAGTTTCACACTCATACCCTGGATCGTTTTCTTTTATAGAGCGTTGTTTGATTACAATATCTGTACAGTTTCCAGTACATTTGTATTCATAAACTGGCAATTACTTAACCTTGTTTCCCTTGCCCCCACCAGAAGACTTGTTTGTAACTGGTTTAATTGTTTTTGGCGCTGCTGTTTTTTTTGCAGCATCTAGAGTTACTGGCTTATCTGCTAACTTATTAAGTAGCGGAGCATTTTCTTCTCCAGTATAAACTGGACGACCCCAACCAACTACCGCATTGAGCAACTTCTTCTTATTATTTTTTACATATGCACGAGTTTTTTCAACGCACATTCCTCCGTTGCGCTGATCTCCCTTTGCAGTTCCTGAAGTATTTCCTTCAATAACCTGGATAGTTCCATCACCATTATTTTTAATGCAAATACCAACATGTGAAATACGATTTACACCATCATCTGGGAAATCAAAATAAATCCAATCTCCTGGCATTGGATCATCATTACGAGCATCCGACCAACGTCCTTCTTTCTTGAACTGATCTGATGCTGCAACAGTTGATGCTGACTTTGGAAACTTTGCTACCCCCGCCGTCATTGCACACCAAGAAACGAATGACTGGCACCATGGTTGGAAGTTTACCTTCATCCATGCACCATACTTTGTTTCATTATCTTTAGGACCTTCAATGGTTCCCAGTTCTGCTTTTGCAACTTCAATAATTGCTTCTAAACTACCTTTTGCTGCCATGTTTTATCTCCTAATATTAGTGAGCAGTTTAAACACATACTCAGGTGTCTATATCTATTATATACTATTGGCTACTTTTTAGCAACCTTGATAGCAATTTCTTTAGGCTTCTTTTCTTCAGGAACAACACGGTCTATATTAATATGTAACATGCCGTCTTTCATTTCTGCCCCAGTTACTTCCATATATTCTCCAAGAGCAAAGGATCGTACAAATTTACGACCCGCAATACCCTTATGAACTACTTCCGCATCTATGAATTCAACAATCTCACCCTTAATAATAAGAGTTCCATTGTCTATAGAGATTTTCAAGTCTTCCTTTGTAAATCCTGCAATAGCAAGAGATAGTCTATATGTATCTTCATCTAGTTTAAGAAGATCATATGGAGGGTATGACTGTGAGTTTGTTTGATGTGCTGTGTTCAGTCGGCTTAACTCTCTGTTAAAGCCAATAAAAAAAGGATCATTGAATAGATCCATGGCGTACTTTGTTACCATTTTATTCCCCTTTCAAGCGAATAAGTTAGTGCACCCCCATAAGGCAGGTGCACTACCTATTATATCACTATCGTACAGATACCACCAAATTGGTAGATACCGACTTTAAATAATCATAGGTAGAGTTATGGCTACCCTTGTAGTTTTTAGCCCAATGCGCTGCAAGGGCTGCCGTTGCAGGAGAAGTTCCCATGATCCTGCTTCCTAAAATATCATATGTGCCAAGTGCAAAGAAATCAATCTCTGGTGCCTTGTTGCTGTATAGTTCAACTCTATTGTCTGCGTTTGACGCACCTACTGCAATTGACTCAGCAATGCAGGCAGGGTATCCAATCTGAGTAGTCTTATAGTCATTGCCAGCACTAAAGAATACACCAACGTTTAGACTTTGCAGTGAAGCAATAGTCTTTTGTAGACCAGCATTTACTGGGCAATAGTTAGCACCCTTCTTAAATTTTGAGTACTCAGAAAAAGATGTAGAAGTTGCTACAATATTAAACTTTGTCTTATTCTTAACAACCCAATCAAGTGCTTGCTTAACTGTGCTATTTGAATTTACTGCAGCAAACATTGGGTTCTTGTCATTTTTATCTGCTGGAACAATACGAATAAAAACAATATTCATATTTGGATTAATTGTTTGTGCAACCTTTACCATGTTTGTTCCATGCTCAAAGCCATTAATAGCAGCACGATGTGCTGATCCTGGACCTTCCATAAAAGTTTGCTTATTTGGACAACGCTTTTCTTCCATTAAACATACTTCATGATAGATGCTTACTTGTGATGTATCTACCCCTGTATCAATGATTGCAATTGCTGGCTTTTCTTCAGCGTGTACCGCTGGTAAAAATGCAAGACCAAATACAACTAAAAATAACCCCACTACTTTTTTCACTTATATCTCCTTTATTTTAAATACTACTTGACATGGGTCGCCCCCTGCTTCCCATTCTGCTTCTTCTTCTTCACTCATGTAAGGATCGCCCTCATGAGTATTACAGAACGGTTCTGTTATCCATCCCCGCTCAATTCCATTTTCAATCCAGATCTCAAACTCATTAAAATCTGCTTCTTTACTTTGCATATCTTTTAATATGTCATCAAAGTCTTCCATATATTTAGTATACCCCTATGCCTGTAAAAAGTCAACTGGACCAATGCAGGATGAACTAAATTGAATAGCACATCCTAAAGCAAGAGCAAGCCTACGCTTTGGATCTTTATGATTTTGGGTAGCATGAAGAGACCCAATAGCGTAGTCTGCCCCTGATCCTATGGCAATATAATCTCTGTCATAGGAAATCATAGTAAACCCATCTGCTTCATGCTCATAGAGTTTACCTTTTAAACCAATAAGAAGTGATATTTCACTATCTTTTCCACCAATATCCCATTCATTATAAAATTCTTTAAGGGATTTTAAAAACTTTCCATGCATAAATTTATCTATGTTGCCCTCTGGTGTTGGCGGTACAAAATTATATTGAATAATCTGTGCATCAAATGTACCAGCATATCCAAATATGTATGGACCAGATTTCCATATTTTTGATTTATCAATGGAAACAATGTAGTTGCCTTCAGAGGCACCACGTTCACCAGCAAGATGAATCTTGCCGTCTTTCATTATTCCTGCAATACAAGTCATGCCTACCCCTAAGTTTACTGTATTACCAGTATATCAGAGGTAGGCACGAGTGTCAAACAACGTCTATTATGACTGCTTATCTACTTTAGAAAATGCTGCATTAATCTCAGCAGCACTTAACTTACCATCATCAAGAAATGCACGAGCAAGTCTTTCAATAACTGTTGCTACTCCTAGTAGTCCAGCCATAGTTACTGCTGTTACTGTAGAAATGCCAACTACCGCTCCTGCGCCAATTACTGATAATCCTGATGCTGCAAAAACAGCAACAATTCTAAGGAAAATATTCCAAATATTTGTTACTGCTGATGATCCAAGAACCTCTTCGCCTGTAGATGGGTCTACTACTGTTAGGTCAATTTCTTTCTTTTTTGCCATATTAATCTTCCTTTCTTAGGGGTATTGTGATTAACCAAATAACTGTGGTTGCCAATACAGCAATACCAACAATATCTCTGGCTGATCCTGTTAGGGTTAACCATGCAATAAAGAAGCCAAGGAGAGTAAAGGCTTGTGCGATTACTTCAACTCCAGCATCTTTCAGCCATGTGAAGAATCCCTTCACAACTTTTTT